TAACAAAGATCGTCCAGCATATCGTTGCGCCCGTTGTGGTGATTGGAGATTCATCCATGCGGCCAGATAGCCCATGTATTGCTGTTTGCACTACGCTTTACACAGAAACCTGTGATGGATGTGGCCGTACATACATGGAAGTTGCAGAGTGGAATTTCTTACCTGAAGAACAGCGTGAAATCATCTGGAAGCGCATTGACAAAGAAGCAACAGCTTGGCGATATAACAGATACAAGGACAGAGTGAAATGAGAAAGAAAAGCAAATACAAACCCCGTGGTGTTCGTTACGACAATCTAACTTGGATTGTTGCTGGTATGAAAAAGGTAGGAACACTCCCTGCTGCTGGTGTTGCATTGAAACTCAAGAACCATGAAGCACTTGACTCCATTTTAAAAGGACAAGGAACAAGAGATCACGTAGACATCCTGATTGCCTCTGTCAACATGAGTGAAGCCTTAATTCGAATCCGTGAAGACTTGGGACGAGACTGGGCTGAAGAGATCAGAACAGCACAAGACGCTATTTACACGATGGGTAAGCGTGGTGTTGAGAGAGACAATTTTGTTTTTACTGGTCCAGAGATGAATGCTGTCAAGTTGGTAATGGATCTGCATGATGTCCAACTGGACAACTGTTCTGTAAGAGACATGGAGCAAGCATTGTTCATTGTGCAAGAAGAGATGCGAATGAGGAAAGCACGACCAATTATTGGTGAGCCTCCAAAGAGAAAGCCAAAACAAATTCCGATTAAATTTGTTTTTGAGGAGCAAGTTTGATGGAAATAGATGACCCGTTTGTCTACAAGAAACCAGAGTGGCTGGTACTTGAGGAACGTGAGAAACGTAGGGAAGCCAGAGCAAAGCGCCTTGGCCGACCTATTGGTAAGTGGGGTGGTAGGCGTAAAGGGGCTGGAAAGAAAAGAGACAGACCCTATGACGCAAAGGTGTACATCAATCACACCAGGATGCAATATCTTCTCCTGATGGACATGGGTGAAGGTGACCTGAGTGCTGGTGTACAGAAATTAATTGATGAAAAATTGGAATCGTAATGAATGAAATAAACCCAAACAAATGCGTGGCATACATCATGGAAAACGCCCCTAAATTTGCAAAAGCAAAGGCAGAGCGGGTGTTTATCGAAAACTACTTGAGGACAATCAAGAGCCGTTTGATGAGCCAAGAGGAGGGTACTCTTGGCAACAAAGAAGCTTATGCCTATGCTCATCCTGACTACGAAGCCCAACTAAGGGGTTTGCAAGCTGCAACAGAAGAGGAAGAGAGTCTGAAGTTCATGCTGTTGGCTGCTCAAATGCGCCATGACACCTGGAAGACCCAAGAGTATTCCAAGCGCCAAGAACTTAAAAATCTTCCATGAGTAAGATCAGACAGAGCGCTAGAGGGGAAGATTGCACAATCAACCTTTCTGGTGTTTGCAACTACAACCCCGAGACTGTTGTCTGGTGTCACAGTAATCGATACGAACATGGCAAAGGGATGGGCAAGAAGGCAGAAGATCAGCATGGGGCTTATGGTTGTTATGCCTGTCATCAGGTGTACGACAGACAAAGAAAACGCCCAGAACATCTATCCTTGGATAATGTTGAAGATGCTTTTACAATGGCAATGGTTAAATCCCGACAGATTTTGAAAGACAAGGGCTTGATATGAACAAAGATGTTGGTCAATTCATACTGACGCTGCTCCATGCAGCTACCAACACGCACCTGTTGCACTTGAAAAGCACCAGTTATGCTGAACACATGGCTTTGGGGGCTTTCTACGAAGCATTACCAGGCTTGGTTGATGTGGTTGCAGAGGGTATTCAAGGCATTACAGAAGAGTTGATTGAATATCCTGTTGACTACTACCCACCAATGGACAACGCCCTGGATGAGTTGCGATCCCTGAAAGACTTTGTGAAAGACGAACGGGAATTGCTACCGCAGGACACTGAGATCCAAAATGCCATTGACGAGATTGCTGACTTGATTGACAGTACGATTTACAAGCTCAAATTCTTGAAGTGATTTCCTTGAGAGTTGGACCTTAGACCTCCGAAAGGGGGTCTTTTTTTTGGACAAAAAGCTGTGGGAAATCCTGAAAAATGGCCTGATTTTTTTAGAGAGGTCTAAATTTTTTGGGGAGGGGGGGTCTTTTATTCTGGAAAAATTTCATCGCCAGAAGGTGATCCAAGGGGGTCAACGAGGGGGGCAACTAGGGGTAAACCCCCATAGATTTTGGAAAATCGCATAGAACAGCGCACAATCGCATATCGCCTATAGATGCACCACAGGTAGCTGCAACCCAGAAAATCGCACCAAAAGCCCGTTAAACGGGTTTTATGGATCATTTTTAACCCTGTCAGACAGTCAACCCCCATTGATTGCAGCAAGCAAAGCAAAACCCAGCACCTGATCAGGCAAAGCAAACCCAGTAAGCAAGGCAAAGCACCCAGCAAACGACAGGCAAAGCAAAGCCATCACCCAGGCAAGACAAGCCAAAAAACGACAGGCAAAGCTTTGCCCTGATGCAAAGCACCAAAAAAATCAAACCCAGCAAAGCAAAAAAGCCCCGAAGGGCTTAATTAGCGTTTCAAGTTTTGCCTGATTTCCTCTGCAATCAGAATCAAACGGGCACGGGCAATAAGGGCTAAAAGCTTACTCATAGTCAATCCAATCGATTGGATCGAATGCCTCATAAAAAAAATAACACTGTGCTTCAAACTTACCCCAGTGATAGATCAGCATCAGGTGTTCTATTCGGCTTGCTGATTCCCCTGGGAACCTGTCATTTGCTGTTTCATGCATAGTGAACCCCTAAAATTTGTGTGAACCCTGATGTATCTTTTTTGGCTTTGCCTTTGGCATATAAAGCCACTACAACCCGCTTTGGTTCTATATGTCTTACATCAGTATCATCACCATCTACGACAGGCCAACCCCTAAAATTCACAGGGATATCTGCTTGCTTTTGAAATACGACAGCAACCCTGGAATTGTTTGGATTTTGCAATCCTTTGATGGTGATGGGTTTGGGTGTGATGGCACTAAATGAATACGTCAGATCGTAATTTCCGGCTGTTTTGCCTGTCAGATTTCGGCCTGGGTGCTTTGTATAGTCGTAAAACTGTACATCAGGGAACAATTGAAAAATGTTTTTGTTTTCCCATACGATCAGATTCTCATAAGGGATGTCTGATGTCCCATTGGGGCGAACCAAAGGTGTGAACCCTTGTTTTTTGGCTTTGTTTTGTAGTGTCCAAACATCAGCCGCAAACGACAGCAAAAAAGCTTGCTGATTGTCATAATAAAAACGGGTTTTGCTGATTCTAGCTTGCTGCACAGAATTAAAAGCACCCCTACCAGCGGATTCTAAACAGCCCATCATGCAACCAGCAAGCTTTGCCATAGAGCAAATTTTGTGATCAGGTTTGAGATAAACAATTCCCGTCAGGTAACCTATCTTTTCGCCCTTAACAGTTTTGGCCGATGATTCGCCCAGAATTGTTTTGTATGGCAAGCCTAAGGTTTTGAGAATGATTTTGTAGGGGTTTTTCATTTTGATGATTTCGTGAATATATTAAATTGATGATTAACTTAAGATGATTTTCTTAAGCTCACTTATTGTTTTTCCTGTCATTTGTGACAATTCTTTTAATGTCATATTCAAATGAGTATCGTAATAGTGTCTGATTTCGTCATTTGTCATAATGGGTTCCTTTATTTGGTTAAAACGTCAAAATAAGCAAGGGCAAAGCAACAAAGCACCAAACCCAAACCAATAGCGGTTAAAAAATCTAAAAGCTTTTCGTTTTTCATGTTGTCTCACAATGTAGGAAATGGGGCCGGAATAGTGTCAGAGCCTGTAGCTCTACGCTCTGATGCATCAGCATGGACAGCGGGTTCAATAGCGTCATCGATATCTGACAAATCATCTTCGGTGAGCAAGCCTATAACACTGACACCCTCTAGAGTGACATCAGCGATACGGGTTTTGTAGATTCCATCCTGATCACCCCAGGCGTGACCCTTAACCATCACAAAATCATTTCGGATTTGGTGTTCAAATTCAACGCAAATATCTGGGGGTGTTTGATGCTTGTACATGATGAATTCCTTGTTAAATAGATGGCTGATGGTTTTTGATGGCTTTTTTGCACTCTTCAAAAGAGCCAATAAATTCAGGCTTGATCGTTGAATAGGTGCAAACAGGCCGAATGATGTAAGCATCATTCCTTGTTGACCAAATGATCTCAAACATGGTTTGTTCCTTAGATGCGGGATTTAATTTCAGACACTAAGAGAGCGATACAGCCCACGATGATGAACACGTGAAGAGCTGCTAAGTGAATGATGGTTGACGTTTGCATGTCGACATCCTTTGAATTTCATTAGGTTGATGTGCTATCAGGCTTTGCACCTGACAAGCTCAATTTTATGCATTGTCAACACAAAAACCATAGGTGTTTACCCTAGGTTGATCAACTATTTCACTTGAAATCTTTAATCAAGTGTATATGCGGAAAGCTTATAAGACAGGGTGTTTTTATGCTTACATGGATAGGTGCTTTCCAAAGCCCAAAACGAAAGAAAAAAGAGAGATATCCCGGTGGTGTTTTAGCTCTCCTACAGAGAGAGACAGACACTAAAACAAGATCAAGGATTTCCAGCGAAACACCACAGACTAAAACACTTCAAACTACTGGAAAACCCCAAAGTGACCGGGCACCCTCAAGCAAACAAAAGCATAGCCTCTACAGTGAGAGAATAAGCACAGATGGCTACTACCCCCCTAGGAATCCACAGACCCCCCTAGAATCGCGTTTAAATGGATTTAACCCCCCTAGATAAAGGAGGGGGTAGGACTGGAACCTGGAGAAAAACAGGGGGCCCACTCACCCATCCCCAAATTTTTTCCAAAAACTTTTTTCACCACTACTAACAACTGCAACTTGATCTAAACGAACGTATTACATAAACGGTGCTGAAAGCTTAAAAGTGCGGAAAATCACGGGGTTTTACCAAGATAAGCCTGTTTCAGATGTAGTACTGTGGATAAGTTGTTTTATGTATGTGGATAAGTTCAGAGGTAAATCCTGTATAAAATTTTTTGCTCAAAACTTTTTGATGGTTGCTAGAATGGGGGCATCGTATTGCTTGGAGATTGACATGGAATGGACGCTTGCACATCCGCTGCATGATGTTGATGACATTGTGGAGATGGCTGATAGTGTGTTTGGGGTTGAGGCTGATGGGATTGTTACGAGAGACAGGAACGTGTTTCGTAAGAACGTGACGTTGACTGCTACGCATCAGTTGTTTGACAAGGGTCGTGAGTTCTTGGCTGTTTGTCGTGGTGAATATGTTTCTATTGCGGGGCAGGATGAGCATGGCGACTTCTTTGGAAACAAGCTGTTGGCTTACTGTTGGTTTGACCGTGGTGGGTATACGACTTACTCAAATGAAGAGATCAGTAACGCCAAGTTTCATCATATTGATTTGACTCTTCCTGCCAAACAAAGAGTTCGGTTAATTAATCAGATGATTGACCAACATATATTGTGGGCAAATGCTTGGAGTATTCCGGTTATTTGTTCGACCAGTATTCGAAGTGAGCATGATGGGTTTATGAGAATTCACAAAAAGCGTGGATTTAGAGTTAATGGCTCATATGCTTGGGTTAGAACAGAAGACGCCATGAAAGGTATTCAATGAGAGTTCCTAAAGATGCTGATGTTTTGTTTGGCGAGATTCGGCCAGAAGGTTCGATATTGACTGATGCTGAAAAGCTTGAATACAAGAAGCAGTATCAGAAAATGAAGCGGGATCAAAAGAAGGCTATGGGTTTGGCTACTGGTGAGAAGTTTCCAAAAATGCCCAAAGAACCTGCAACTATTGGCAGACCCAAATCGATTGTGAACAGGGTTACTGAGTACGGTGCTTTGTTTAACAAGTTAAACGATGAGCGGGTTGCCAAAGGCTTGGCTCCATTGAAAACGGCTATGGAGGTCTTGATTGATGCTATGCAGTCTGATGAGATTGACATCAAAGACAAGGCCAGGATTGCTGATAAGCTGGCTCCGTTTGAATCGTCAAGAGCGCCTATCATCTCTATTGAGCATGTGAACAATGTGAACAAGGATGAAGAGGTATCGGCTGAAGATGCTTTGGATGACTTCTTGACGGCTTTAAGAAAAGTTTGACGGCTTTGCGTAAAGTGTGATAATCCTGATACTTTCATGAAAGGTTAGTATGTCTACAAACTTCCTGTATGCCCAATCGCCTAACCGCACTGGCAACATGTCCAAACACTGCCCAACCAAATCTGGTGGCGCTACCAATGTGACTGGCCCCAAGCATGGCGTGTCCGGTCCTACTGGTCAACAAGGCGCTCCTAAAGCTACTGGCAACATTGCTAGTCGCAATCAAAAGGTTCAGGTCAGCACCCACGCTGATTACTGTGGCTCATGCAAGAATGATGGCTACATGAACAAATCAACCAAAAACTACCTGGGGTAAATCATGTCCTACGGCAAAGTAATCTCTGGCGGCAAGGCCATGACAAGTGGTCTGACCAAAAACATCAACGGCAAGCTCAAAGGCTTTGAAGAAGGCCACAAGCGTGGTCAGGCTTTGGCTACTGCTGTTGGCAAGGCTTTCAACCAAAACCCTCTTTCTGACCAGCACTTGAATAACATCAACGTGAATGCGAAGAAGAAGTTCACCACCCCCGACCTCCCAAAAATTGTTTAAAGGTATAGCATGGCAACGTATGATATTGAAGCACTGAAGGCAGACCTCCCAACCGCCAAAGACCTTGCTCAGTTTGTCTATGACAAGACGGGCATCTCTTTGGACTTGGTAGGCAAGCCAAAAGAAGACCAGTACATGGTCGCTCGTAATGCTCTGGAAGGCAAAAAGGTTCCTGCTGATTTCCAGACAGAATTGAACCCTTACATTGACCGTAAGGAATTGATTCCTGTTGACGAGAAGAAGACCCTTCCTCCTCGCCCAGCAGATCTGCCTGACACTGGCTCGCAAGTCCATTTCTTTGGTGCGACAAACATGCCCCACCCGACAGACCCTCAGTCTGATCGCAAGGTGCAAATCAACTTCCGCAAGTACGACAATGGCGTGATCACTTTCCAAGTGACTGGTCCTATTGAGCAGATTGCTATTGGTGAGCGCATCAACAAGTTTGGTCAAAAGCAGCCCGAGAAGTATTCGTGGCTTGACCCTCGCACAGAGGAGATCATGCTGCGCCGTGCTGATGGCACTTTTACTGAAAAGGGCCGTGGCTTGTATGCGTTCTGTGTTGGTGAAAAGGGTGGCGGAATCTGGACTTTGATTGACCGTAACCTGATGAACATTGCAGAGAAGAACGTCACTAACCCGTGGGCGTGATGGAAGACCATTCAACTATCTTCCGTCAAAAGTTGTCGGCTCAAGCAGAAGCTTGTGCAAGGAAAACATTAGAGTGGTTGCAAAAGGATCTCCAAGGGGATCGGTCATTGCTTCCACAAGATGTTTACTACCTTGCTTCTGCTGCTGACCTCTTGCTGACCATGCGTGACGCATATGGCAAAAAGTGAAGCCAGTGATTACATACTGCCCATCTACAAGGATCGGGCTTTAAAGCATCTAGTGAAGTTGGCTGGTGGCAAGGCTGCAATCAAGCACCTTGATGCTGACCAACTCCGCAAGATGAAGGGCGCAATGGATGTCATTGCAAAGGATATGCAGTTCAATACCTTGAAGTGGTTTCGGCCATTCAAGTACCAAACTGAGTTCTTTGAGACTGGCGCTCACTTCTCCCGTAGAGGAATGATTGCTGCCAACCGTGCCGGTAAGACAATCGCCTCAACCTACGAGACTGCCTACCACTTGACAGGCAGATACCCCAAGAACTGGAAAGGCAGAAGGTGGGACAAACCCATCATTGCCATGTGTTCTGGTGAATCTTGGGAGCAGGTGGCTAAGACACTGCAAAGCAAACTGCTTGGATGTGATGACATCAAGCAATCGTACAAATTAGGAACAGGCTCTATCCCGCTTGAGTGTATTGACGAGAAGTCATACCGAACAGATGGGGCCAACGTCCTGTCTATTGAAGTTTGGCATAGTTCCGGTGGCAAATCAAAACTGTATTTCTCAAACTACACCCAACAAGTGCGTCACTTGCAGGGTTTTGAGCTTGACCTTGTTGTCTTGGATGAACAGCCACCAGACGAGATTTTCTCAGAGCTTGTTGTGCGAACAGCACAGCGAAATGGGCAGGTCATGTGTTCATTTACCCCGCTCAAGGGTATGTCAGGACTTGTGCGTAAGTTCTGGGACAAGATTGATGGCTACACCCATGTCCGAGTGACCTGGGATGACATCCCCTACGAAAACGAATGGGGTGAGAAGTTTTTTAGCCAAGAAGAGCGTGACCAGTTGTCCCGAGACTTTATGCCTTGGGAGCGTGATTGCCGTATGAAGGGTATTCCGCTGGTTGGCAAGGGTGTGGTGTTCCCAATCCTTAATTGGCCGACATACAAGTCAATTGATGTTGATCTGAAGAACGATCCAAAGATGGAGCGTTTGATTTCCTTTGACTTGGGTATCAGGAATGACCCAACGGTGATCAGCTTCTTTTTCCGCAATCCTGTGGAAGAAATTATCTACCTGCACCGCCAGATTAAGATCCCCCAGGGCGAAACTCCTGATGAATACGTCCATTATTTGATGGACAGGGAATCCAAGGGCACTCCGATTGCTTTGCCGCATGATGCCACCCAAGCTGGTCGGTATACCTTGACTGAACAGTCGGTTCGGGAGGTGTTTGAGGATAACTATGGCCTAAACTGTATTCCCGGTGCTATATTGAACCCTGTGAACGACCAAGGCAAGGTAACCAACCATAAGTCCTACGGAATCAATATAATGCGGATGGGAATGGAGCGTGGCACACTGATGATCAACGAATCGTGTGTGGATTTCCTTGACGAGGCTAGAAATTACGCTATTGATGATGCTGGCAGATTTAGTGATCCAGACGATCACATTGACTCAGCCCGTATTGGCATCTTGGCGTTAATTCAAGGTCACGGGGAATCTATGGTCAGTCGGACCAACAACTTCCAATATCGCCGTCCAACTCCTGTTGATGGCAAGGTGCAAAGGATATAGTCATGCTGGATAAACAGAACATAATTGTTGAATACATTGAAGCACCTGCTGGCAACAAAGGGATTGTTTTCCAAGTCGCCCATGAGGTGTATTTGAAGATGGTGGATTACTTGCGATTGACGCAAGCCAAAAACACTTTCAACCGTCTTTCTGATTACCACTACCTCAATATTGCCGTCAGTAACTCTACTGAGCCAATCCGAGGCATTGACTACATCCACCCCGTGGTTACCCCTGGCGTTGATTACGCAACGGCCATCATCACCAAGTGCTTGATGCCCAACGGCAAGGTTAACTTTGAGTTTGAGCGGTTCAGCGAGTCTGACAGCGCACAAGCCAATCAAGCTACTGAGATGGTCAAGTACATGATCAACTCAAAGAATGATTCTTACGCCTGTATCCGTGATTGGGCGCAAGATTCGTTGCTTCACAAGAACGGTATCGTGATGGTGTCACCAGTGCGTGAACCTATTACCCAATACAAAGAAGTTGAAGGCACACGGGACCAGTTGCGAGTCTTTGAGACTATGGCCGCTGAGAAAGGTCTGACAGTCAAGCGCCAGAACATGCGTAAGATTGACGTAAACCTTGAAGGTGTCATGCAAGAGATGGTTGAGAGCGAAGCTGGCATGGAGGAGTCGCCAGAAGAAGTTGCAAGCTCTATCGCAGCCAACACCATCTACCGTGCCAAGTACAAGATGACGGGTTTCTCAACATCCGTTCGTATCAAGCATGTTGCCCAACACTACTTTGTGTGCAACCCCACAATCCCCGGCATTCAGGACCAAGATTTCGTTGGCTTCTACGATCCAATGACAATCCATGAGTGCAAAGCGCAATTCCCGTATGTTGACCTTGAGAAACTTGCTGAACACGCTGCCTACGGTCCTGCTGGTGCTTATCAAGCAGGTGCATTGGAGAATGATCTTGCTCTGCATGCTCGTGATTCCACTCCTGTTCCCGGCCAAGGTGTAATTGCTTCTGCTGGCGCTGATCGTTACAGCCGAGTCATCATGCTGACAACCGCATGGATTCGCAAAGACGTTGACGGTGACGGTGAAGAGGAAATCGTTGAAGTTTGCTTCTCTGGCTCGTATGTTTTGTACGTCAAGGAAGTGGACTTTATTCCTTTGGCTGCAATGTGCCCCAAGCCAATCACTGGCAACTTCTTTGGCTACTCCCTTGCAGAACGCCTTGTGCCAATGCAGGAATACGCTACATCGATTGCCCGTGCTGAGATGGCTTTTGCCATGCAGTCATCTACGCCTCGTATTGGCGTGAACCCAGAGTTTATGGATGCTGAAGAGATCCAGCGTGGCGTGTCTGCCATGTTCATTCTGGACCGCAAGTTTGATCCTGCCAAGCACATCTACGAATTTGCACCCATGCAAGGCAACTTGGCTTATGTCCAATCGTCCATGCAGCGGTTTGAAGCCGACAAGATGGCAATGATCGGCATGACCAGCCCTAACGATGTCCTAAACCCTGAAGTGATGAAAGACGGCAACTCAGGCTTCAAGCTGCAACTGGCTATGGGTCCGAACCAACTCATTCAAGATGAAATGGTCAAGAACTGCGCTATCGGTTTGCGGGACATGATCTACATTGTCTGGAAGACGCTGATCCAGTACTCTGATGACTACAACATTCAGCAATTGGCTGGTGTTTGCGGTAAAGGCGCTCCATTCATGGATGCCTTGTCAATGGAAAACTATGAATTCATTGACCGCAAGCTGATCAACATTGATTTGGCCTTGGGTTTCTTGTCTGACGAGAACCGTTTGACCCGTCAGCAGTTGATTGGTCAAGCCCAGCAGCAGTTTGCCCAGGCCATGATGAGTTTGGACCCTAGCGTCCCAGAGTTGTTCTCCAAGATTCGCCGTCCATTTGAAGACACTCTGCGTGTTCTGGGTGTTAAGGATGTAGATGCTTATTTGCCGACTTTGGATGAAGCTGCCAAACTTATGGAAGCTCAAGCGGCCAAAGGTCCAAGTCCAGAACAGCAAGAAATTCAATCTAAGACGGATTTGAATAAAGCCAAGACTGAAGAAACAATTGCAAATACAATGTTTACTCAGAAGAAGGCTGAAGACATTGATACAGACAATATGTTTGAAGCATTGGCAGCTAAACGGGGCAAACTGACTTCCGTTCAAGTTGATTAAGGAATTGTTATGCAAAGCTTGGTATTGAATATCAGAAGTTACTTTAATCGGCGCACTCGTGCTGCTGATTCACACAAGGAGGCCGATGTACATCGTAAAACTTTAGCTATTGAGAATGGGGAGTGCGCTTCCCGCCTCATCAAGAATGAGGATTTTGCATTGCTGTTCAACCTTTATAGGTTTGATCTATTGGGTCGTTTGGAAGATTGCCGAACTGATCCAGAGCGTATTGAAAACGCATTTAATGTTGCTGGAGTACGAGATTTCATCGGTTTTATCGAAAAAACTGAATATCTTGGAAAAGTGGCTCAGAAATCTAACACTTAACCAAAGAGAGTAAACTATGTCAGACGTAATCACGCAAGTGACCGCCCCTGAGCAAACTGGTGTGGCGAATCCCGCCGATGCTATCGCTGCAATGATTGCCGCTAACAAGCGTAACAGTCAGCAACCCGATGGCAGTTCTCCACCACCAGCCGGACAAGAAGAAGCGAAAGCTGAATCCCCGGAGGCGGCTCCTGTTGAAGGGGTCGAACCTGAAGATGGCAGTTCAGTTGAGTCGGATGCCGCAGAGTCAGAAGTTGAAGCCGAGTCCTCCTCTGGAGTAAACGAAGCAGTCGATTTCCTTGAATTTGCGAAAGAGAATCCTGACGTAATGTTGAAGATTCCTAATAAGGACGCAGAAGGCGGCTTTATTGAATTGACAGCAGAGAAGGCAGCTTCTATTCTGGGTCAAGGTAGTGCTATCCATGAAAATGCTCGTAAGCTTAAAGCTGAAAAAGCAGATTTTGAAGAATATGAATCGAAGCGTAAGAGTGAACTTGATGGTTTGCAAATAGGCTTGGAGTTGACAATCGTTCCTCAGTTGCAAACTGTTGCTGATGAACTGGTTACGATCCAAGAATATAACCAGCGATGGGAGCAAATCTATCAAAACACGACTGATCCCGCTGAACGGAGCCGTGCTGAAGCAGCAATGCGTCAAAACGCTCAGTTGATTGAAGAAAAGTCGCAGTTCATTCGTTCGAATCGGCCTAAAGTTGAACAGTTCTATCAGCACCGCACTGCAATGGTCCAAGAATCCTTGGAAAAAGCTAGGCAGTCGTTTACTGATAAAGAGTTGAGCAACAAGGCTGTCTTTACTGAAATTCGTGAGAAGCTCAGTAAGGACTGGAAAGGTGCAAGCAGTTCGTTTGTTCCTGGTGTGCCAAACATTGATTTGGTTTCCAGTGATGAATATCTGCTGGGTCTTGTTCGGGACGGTATGAAGTTCCGTGAAGGTCCAAAGGTCAAAAATGCTGGTGGATCTCTAGCTGCTGCTAGTCGTCCAGTTGCAAAGGCCAAAACCGCTCCAGATAATGAGATGGAAAAACTTCAAAAGCAAGCTAAGTCCGGCGATAAGAGTGCAGCACGCGATCTTTTAGCAACCATGCTTGCAGCAAATAAACGCAAGCGTTAAACAGGAGTTTCAAATGGCTACCATCACCTCTGCAAACCTCGGTAACGGCAACGGCTCGTATACCACCGACATCGTGGTCAAAGACCTCGATATGACTGTCTCTAACTATGTTAAAGACCGTACCCCCCTGACCAACATGGCAATGAGCAAGAAGCGCAAAGTCAACTCGACTCTGCACATCTGGCCCGTGGATTACTACCGTACTCCCGCTCTGAACGCCAAGCTGGAAGGCGCTGCTGTTTCGGCCTCTTCTGCTGACAGCAACACCCGTGCTAACTGCGGTAACTACACACAGATCTTTACGACTGTGATTGGTGCTACAGGTACTGCCCGTGCTGTTGAACAAGCTGGTGGCGATCCACAAGCCTACCAAGAAGTCAAGCAATTGACTGAGATCATGTTTGACGTTGAACTGCAAATGGTTCGTGCTGACGGCGCTTCCATCAAGTACAGCGGCCAAGCTGCCACTCAAGGTGCATCGCCAAACAACGGTCGCCGTTTTGGCTCGTTGTATTCGTTCGCTGGTACTCGTTCCGGCAACGAAACAGACGGCACTTCCGTTCTGAACTTGGCTACCAGCGATGGTAACGATGTGACTTCTGCCACTGCTACTAACCAGCCTTTCAACGGCTTGTTGAGCAACGCTGGCTTGGGTTACTTCACCTTCTCCACTGGTGTTACCCTGCAACAGTTCAGCCCTTTCCTGTACAAGCAATTGGTTACCACTGCTGAACAGCGCTTCAATGCCAAGATCACTAACATGGTTGTGCCCACTTCCATGCGTACACACATCTCGGACATGATGCCTACCAGCCGTTCGATCAACCGTTTTAACCCTGCTGACAAGGGCGACACGATTGGTACTTACGAAGGTGACTTCAACTACACCTACCAGATCGATGACTCTTGGGTTATGGACCAAACTGGCGCAGATAACACTTCTGCCCTGTTCCTGAACCCTGACGTTATCCAGTGGGGTAGCTTGCGTGAACTGGGTCCAAACAACGAAGTGTTCAGTTCTGCTGACGCTTCCTTGGATCAGTACATCATGGAAGGTACACTGATTGTTCGTAACCCAGCAGGTGTTGCTGTGTTGGCTAACATCAGCCCAACTGGTGCGGCTGTGACGGCTCCCCGTCCTTCCACACAAGTCCAGCGTTACTTGGCCTAATTAAAGCCCTCCGGGGCTTTTCTGAAGGGACTCCGCAAGGGGTTCCTTTGGTAAAGCATGGAGAAAGCAATGACCGATGACGAAGTAAAAATCAACGAAGAATACTATTCAAAGGGTATTCTTGAGGCTGGTATTGACGGTGTATTCCGTCATAACGACAAGCTGTTTAATGAGGTCAAGTCTGGTACTTGGTCGCAAACATTTAAAACAGACAACATTGACTATAAAGTCGGTGCAATTGACGGCAATCGATATGTCCAATACGAACAAAAAAACGTAGAGGGTGTCAAAGAGTTCTGTAAACAGCAGCGTGAGTTTTACAAGGTTCACGGCACTGAAAACCCTTTCTTTGCTGGCACTGCTCACATGATGCAACTGCCTAAATGCTTTGCTCACGAAATCAGTTCAAAGTGGTTTAACAACCGCCCCTGGGAGTTGATCAAGCAAGATAAAAAGGACAAGATCCTGTTCTATGCAATCGTCAACGAATACTATTCTGATTTCGTCTGCCACCCTAGCGGAAAGATCCCTATTCCGTATAATCCAGCAATACCGACCAAGTAAGGATGCCTAATGTCTGCTCTATTCATCCAATCAGCCAATTCCCTAGTAAGTCGAGTGGCTCAATGGGTGGGGGCAATCGCAAATAGCATTGGCATTAACGCAACAGCGTTTAATTCTTCAACTGGCGTTATCACCACCGCATCAAATGCAACAGCGTTTGTTATGGTTGGTGACTTCATTGGCTCGTCAGTTGTAGGCCCCTTTACTTTGGTTACCGCTGTGTCTTCTACGACAATTACAGTGGACGACCCTGATGGTGTTTGGGAGTTGGCAACACTGCCTACTGCCATCATCAAGATCCCAACACAATCTTCTGTTGAGATCCGGTCTTGCATTCAAATGTGCGAACTCAAGATGCGAACACTTGAGCTTCCTGCCCTGAGAACCAATCCCTACGATCCTGTAGACCCAACAATCTTGACAACCAACGCTCAAGGTATGGCGCCTATCCCATCAGATATGGTGTTCCCTATCTTGTTCTTCCAAGAAAGCCCTCCATCCAACCAACCGCCAGGAGCATCGTCTTTAGGCCCTTGGATTGTGTATGACAGGGTTGGTGACCGTGAAATCATTCGCCGCAGGATGATTGACCAGTTGTATATCCGTCCTTTTGGTGTTCCACGGGTTATCCGGGCTTCTTTCTCTGAAGTCGGTCCTAACTATGTGTTTACGCCAAACCCCGGTGACAACGTGACAATCAAAGCGTATTACCAACGCACATTCCCATTCTTGTTTAGCCCAACGGAAGATGAACTGATCCCTATTGTTCAGAACAATGGCGTGTTGGCATCTTTCCCTGAAGGCTACTTGTATGGCACATTGCAGTGCTACTACGACAAGAACAAAAACGTGGAAGAAGCTCAAAAATGGCAAGTCCGTTTTGATGATTCTTACGGCTTGATTGAAGATCAAAACTACAAAGGCAAGTGGCGTGGTGGCGATCAACATCTGACAAGTGAGTATCAGCCTCGCACGTATCGCTATGCTTTTAAGTGATCTAGAGTATGTTTAAAGCAACTGCTTTGTACGTCAAGACGCATAACAAAACAGGGTTTAAATACTTTGGGAAAACAACGTGCCTTTCACGAATCCACACTTACAAAGGAAGCGGGATTCATTGGCGCAGACACCTTAAAATTCATGGCAATGACTACACAACAGAATTGTTGGGAATTTGGCAAGACAAAGAGCGATTGAAAAATTTTGCCACAAAGTTTTGTCAAGACAACGATGTTGTTAAGTCTGAACAATGGGCAAATATGGTTCTGGAAGAAGGATTGCAAGGAGCATCAGCCGGAGATACAAACGTATCAAAACGAGATGATGTTCGTGCGAAAATGAGACAGCACTCTGCAAAAAATCAACTTGGGAAATTTGGCATTAACCACTCCAGCTTTAAAGGCTGGTATGTAACGCCACTTGGAAGATTTGATAGCTTAAAAAGCGCTGCTGATGCTCATGGCACATCTTTGCAGAACATTCACTATGGCGTGTATGGGTACAAGTACAAATACAAAGGCCAAGAAAAATTCGCAAACCCACGTAAAGGCTGGATTTTTGAACCAGCCTCTTTCAAATAAGGCGGCAATATGGCTACTGGTGGACTTTACGGAAACAGCGGCACTGGCGCTCTAGTTGCAACTCCTGGTGCAGAATCTTCTGGCTTGTATGGAAGCACAACCAGCTTTGGCGGCACTTATTTTGAGTGGTTTATCTTCCAAGAAGCAGCAAGTCAGCCAGCAACCCCTACTGGTGGCTCTTGGAGCTTTGGAACCAACACAGGAACCCCTCCATCAGGCTGGACACTGCAACCGCCATCAGCACCTGTTAACCAAGTTTGGGTATCCATTGCTCTGGTTAACTCACGCTCAACAACTGGCTTGGTTTGGTCTGTTCCGGGTTTGTTTGGTGTTGTTCCTAACATTACCTTTGGCACTGTTATCACAGGCAGTCCCGGAACCAATGCTGCTGTTGTCAACACTGGTACAGCAACCAATCCTAACCTGATTTTTACCATTCCTCGTGGTGATACAGGTGCAACTGGTGCTACTGGCGCTCCCGGTACTGCTGCCACTATTGCGGCTGGAACAACAACTACTGGCGCTCCAGGCAGTTTTGCAACTGTTGTCAATTCAGGCACATCCAACGCAGCAATTTTTGATTTCACGATTCCTCGTGGAGATGTTGGCCCAACTGGTCCTACAGGCGCTACAGGTGCTACAGGGACGGCAGCTACTATTGCTGCTGGAACCACGACAACCTCCAGTCCCGGTACATCTGCCTCGGTAACCAACTCTGGCACATCTTCTGCTGCTGTATTTGACTTCACCATTCCTCGTGGTGCTGGTGTTAACTCTGGTGGTTCTGCTGGTCAGTTTTTGACTAAGGCAAGTGGTGCAGATTACGACACTACTTGGACAACCATCACTGGTGGCTTGGATTACCAAGGCACTTGGAATGCTTCAGCCAATACTCCCACTCTGACATCTAGTGTTGGCACAAACGGCTATTACTACATTGTCAGTGTTGCTGGCTCAACCAACCTCAATGGCATTACTGATTGGGAAATTGGCGATTGGGTAATCTTTAACGGTGCTGCTTGGCAAAAGCTTGACCAGACCAACTTGGTGACTTCTGTTGCAGGTCGTACAGGTGCTGTTGTCTTGTCAAACACAGACATTAGTGGCTTGGGCACTATGTCTACTCAGAATGCTAACTCTGTTGCTATTACTGGTGGCACAGAATCGGGCGTTACTCACTCTGGCGACATCATTGGAACTTACCTTGATTACACGCCAGGGGCAGCACCGACATATGCTGAAGGTCGAACATGGTACGACAGCACTGCAAAAGCTCTGTCTTACTACAACGATGTTTCTGGCGTACAAATCCATGTTGGACATGACCTGCAATTTAAAGTCATCAACAACACGGGATCAACAATTCCTAATGGATCGCCTGTTTACATTACAGGCACATCAAGCGGCCAAACATATCCAAACGTGGCTTTGGCAAGGGCTGACGTAGCAGCCACATCGTCAGTTATTGGTTTGACAGACGGTGCAATTGCTAACGGTGCAGCGGGTTACGTCACTTCAATTGGCAACATTGACAACGTAAACACTGGAACATTTACTGTTGGACAAGTGCTGTATCTCAGCCCTTATTCTGCTGGTCAACTGATGAACACATTGCCTCCAACAGGCATCACTGTTCAAGTTGGCATAGTGACTTTTGTCAACTCTTCAACTGGCAAGATTTACGTCAAGCAAACAACGCCATTAACTGTTCCTGCCTCAATCCTTACAGGCACAGTGGCTATTGCTAATGGCGGTACAGGTCAAACAACCGCTAATGCCGCTTTCAATGCCCTAGCACCTAGCCAAACTAGTAACTCAGGCAAATACCTGACCACTGATGGCACAAACAGTTCCTGGGCTTCAATTGTGGCTGGTGCAAGCCTGAGTAATGACACTACTACAGCTACAAACCTGTATCCCATGTTTGCGGCTGCCACTTCTGGCACACCGACAACTGTATACACAAGTAACGCTCAGTACCTGTTTAAGCCAAGCACTGGTGAGTTGAGTGTTAAAGCTCCAAGAGCTAGTAACGGCATTGTGGTTAACAGCGCAACAATCTCATCGGACTACACGATTGCCACAGGAGACAACGGTGGTTCGTTCGGCCCAGTTTCTGTTGCTTCTGGTGTGACGGTGACGGTATCAAGCGGCTCCGTGTGGACCGTGGTATAGATAAGGAAAAAACATGACGATTACGCTTAATGGGACAACAGGTATCACCAACGATGGTGGCTACACAGGCGATGGCATAGTCTTTGCCGACACAACCCCCGCGAACACGCTGGTCACCACGACTGGCGGCAACGTGGGCGTTGGTGCAACTGATCCCGGCTATCGCTTGGAAGTTGCATCCGCAGACACTACCGCTGGTTACGCCATTCGGGTTCGTGGAAACGCCACTGCGCAGGCTGGGGCCATTCAATTTACAAACAACCCTGTTACAACAGAGACTGGCTATATCCGGGTTACTTATGCGGGCCTGATGAGCTTTTCAAACAAGGCTTATATCGACTCCAGCGGCAACTTTGGTATTGGGACGAGTTCTCCTCAAGGCCCGCTTGATGTTCGGGGTAACGGCTATTTCAATAGTTTGCGATTGAATGGCTCAAATACAACAGACACAGTTTTTCAGTCTACCGGCGATTTGGGTATCGCGGCGGCTTCTGCGTCAAACATACTTTTGAGAACAAACAACTCCGAACGTGCCCGCATCACATCTGGCGGCAATTGGCTGGTGGGTACGACTTCTACTTTTGACGTTACAGCTGGGGCTATAACTCAACTATCGGGTCAATGCGCTGTTTACAATACGGGTTCTCCAAACACGTTAATGAGTTTTTATAACTCAAGCCAGTCAGCCCGTGTTGGATTTATTGGATCAAGCGGGAACTCAACTCAATACAACAGTGGCTCAGACTATCGTTTGAAAGACAACGTGACCAACATGAGTGGTGCATTGTCCAAACTTTTGACCTTGCGCCCTGTAACTTTTACTTGGAAAGTTTCGCCTGAAGTTGGTGTGGTTTCTGGGTTTATTGCTCACGAGTTAGACGAGGTTGTTCCAGAGTCCGTGAGTGGTGAAAAAGACGCCATGTGCAGTGACGGCGTTACGCCAAACTACCAAATGGTTGACCAGTCGAAATTGGTTCCTCTTTTGACCGCCGCAATCCAAGAACAGCAAGCCATCATCACCGCTTTGACCGCCCGAGTTGAAGCCTTAGAGAGCCAGCCATGATTACCCAAGATCAAGCCAACCATCTCTTTGAATACAGGGACGGAAAGTTACTTTGGAAAAACTCCAAGCGACCATCGCTTAATGGCAAAGAAGCAGGGTGTCAAGACAGTCCGGGGTACATAAAAGTCACTGTTGGAAATAAACAGTATCTTGCTCATCGCATAATTTATCTTATGCACCACGGAGATCTGCCAAAGCTGGTGGATCATGCAGACAGAAATACAAGAAACAACAGCATTGAAAACTTACGGGCGGCAGATGCTAGTAAAAATGGGCTAAACAGTCAGTCTAAACGTGGGGCAAGAAGCGGGTGCAGAAATGTCACAAAACAAGAAGGCAGGAACAAATATTCTGTTCACATCAGAATAAAAGGAAAAAGCAAGTTTATTGGGAATTTTGAAGACTTGGAACTAGCCGACTTGGTGGCAAAAGAAGCAAGATCGAAATATCACGGCGACTTTGCATTCCAAGAATAAAATCAATTTAAACAGGAACACAACCATGAGTCTCGTAAAAATTCAAGGCAACGCATCAGGTACTGGAACCCTGACGATTGCTGCTCCCAACACAAACTCGGACCGCACACTGACACTGCCTGACCAAACCGGCACTTTGCTGACTGGCTCTGGCGCTATCAGCGTAAACGCATCTGCTCCAGTACCTTCTGTGGCTGTTGATGCCAGCGGTAACGTGGGTATTGGGACGACTTCGCCGGGTGGAAAACTTGAAGTTAATCAAGGCAAATTGATTATTAAAACAACCGATCAATCTTTGAGCCGTCTTCAAATTGCAAACACTGGCGCTAGTGGTCAGACGTTTGAAATTGTTGCTGGTGATGTTGGAACCAGTAATACAGGTTTGTCGTTCTATGATGTAACCAACAGTGCGACTAGGATGCGTATCGACGCCAGCGGTAACTTGCAAATTGGAGGATCAGGTAATCCTGCCCGATTAAATGTAGTTCACGCCTCAACATATGGTGTTTTCATTGCTGGCGCAGCGGGTTCTTCAACCCCTGTCATCTTCTTTTCTGGGGCTACAAACACAGGAAGCATTAGCACAAACGGAACAACGACATCCTTCAACACATCGTCCGATTACCGACTGAAAGAAAACATCGCCCCGATGACGGGTGCGTTGGCAAAGGTGCAAGCCCTCAAACCATGTACATACACATGGAAAGCGACAGGCGAAACTGACGAGGGCTTCGTTGCACACGAGCTTCAAGAGGTTTGCCCATCGGCTGTTTCCGGGGTGAAAGATGCCATCAATGAAGACGGCTCCATCAAGCCTCAAGGCATCGACACCAGCTTCTTAGTTGCCACATTGACCGCAGCCATCCAAGAACTCAAAGCCATCGTTGATGCACAAGGCGCAGAGATCGCCGCCCTGAAAGGACAAGCATGAGTACCGTAATCGCAAAGAACGTGCAGGTCGGCACATCCGGTACTGCTGCACAAAACTTCACGCTGTACCAACCGGCATCTCCTGACGGCACAGTACGCCTTGCCAACGGCAACAGCGGCACAACCACCGACCTCGTGACGGTGACATCTGCGGGTAACGTGGGTATTGGTACGAGTTCGCCATCAAATTTTGGTGGTGTAAATTTCCAAGTTCAAAATTCAAGTATTGGCTCAATTCTTTGGAGCAATGGAACGTGCACTGGTCAACTTCTTGCATCCGCTTCTGCTGAAGTTACTGTTGGCTCAAGGTCAAACCACCCATTGCGGTTTGGTACAAATGACACAGAACGTGGCCGCTTTGACACCAGCGGTTACTTTTTGTTGGGAAAAACAAGCGCAACCACTTCTTCAAAACTTGAGGTGGATGCGTCATCAAATGTTGCACAGTTCTGGCACACAAACTCATCCGACACCATCGGCATTTACATGCGTCACGGTCGTGGTCTGAGCGGTTTTTCTGGAAAAATGGTTTCGTTCCGAAGAAACGACAACACGGAAGTTGGAAGCATTGTTATTGGCGATTCATCGACTTCTTACAACACTTCATCCGACTATCGCTTGAAAAACTCGATTGCCCCAATGACAGGCGCATTGGCAAAGGTGGCATTGCTCAAGCCTTGCACATACAAATGGAACTCTAGTGGATTTGACGGTGAAGGCTTCATTGCACATGAACTGGCTGAAGTTGTTCCTCAGTGCGTATCAGGCGATAAAGACGCCGTGGATGCCGAGGGCAACCCCAAGTACCAAGGCATCGACACATCGTTCCTTGTTGCCACACTGACCGCTGCCATCCAAGAACTCAAAGCTGAGTTTGACGCATACAAATCAACCCATCCTTAAGGAACCACCATGACCACCACTTGGACAATCACACAATGCGACCGTCTGACCTCGGACAACTTTATCACCACCGCCCACTGGACTGCCACTGCTGTGGACGGTGACTACACTGCCTCTATCTACTCCACCTGCTCTTGGGCTACTGGTACTCCAACCATTCCTTACGCTGATGTGACTGAGGCTGAAGTTTTGGGCTGGTGCTGGTCTTCTGGCGTTGACAAAGACGCTACTGAAGCTGCTTTGGCGGCTCAGATTGCCTTGCAAAAGAACCCTGTGGTTGCCACTGGCACACCTTGGACGGCATAATCCATAAGGGCGATTTGCCTTATATACAAGGAATTGAAATGGAATTGAAACTGGATGCGAATGAGATCAACTTTATCTTGCAAGTATTGGGTGAATTGCCAAGCAAAACTGGCTGTTTCCCTTTGATTGTCAAGATCAAAGAACAAGCAGATGCTCAAATCCCTAAAGAAGAACCTGTGCAATAAGGCATACCATGAGCGATTACAGCCGTCTACGTACTCCATTTACATCAATGTCGTTTACGCCTGATGTGCCTAGTAACGCTCTTGGTACAACCGAATACAGCAACGGCTTGAATGTTGAAGCCAATGTTCGGGGCATTAAAAAGGTTGGTGGGGAAGAAGAAATTCTCTCTGCCATTCCTGGTAATGTTGTCTTTTATGAAGGCGGTTTTCGCTCTGAAGCCACTTGGGTCTACATTGCAGCTACTCGTGAAGGTAAGTGGTACATGCTTACCTCTGGTGGCATTACTAATATCACCCCCGGTGTTGGTGCAAATCCAAACGTAGCTTTGTCTGGTTATTCAGACAATGTGAACATTACAGCTTCTTGGGTTGGTAGTGTTTTCTTTATCAACGATGGATTGCGTTCACCAATGTACTTTCTGCCAACAAGGACAGAAATCAACATTTACGACACTGCTCCTGATAACTATGTCTGGAACTACGATGTTGGCGTTACTGCCACAAGAGCCGCTTTTGTTCGCAACTTCTGCTCTCCAAACGTAGGCAACATTCTGGTTTCCGGCAACCTGACAAAAGACTTTTCTACTGGTACTACGGTTAATTACCCAACCACCGTTCGTTGGTCACAAGCTTTTGCAAATACTGGTGTTCCTGAAACATGGATGCCTACACTGAACAACGTAGCTAACGAACAAGAAGTCCCTGTTCGTGGTCCATTGATTGACGGCTTTTTCTTGGGAGCCAACTTTTACCTGTGTTCCTATTGGGATACGGCAGTAATGTCTCCCATCTCCTATCAAAACAGTACAGCACCTGTTTTTGGTATCCGATTGTTTAACCAGGGTCGTGGGTTGATCAACAACAACTGCTGGTCAAACACTGATTCAAACGTCTATGGTGTTGATAGCCGAGACATTTGGGTGTTCAACGGATCTGAATTTTCCTCATTGGGCAACCAAAAGGTCAAAGATTACTTTTTCACCAACCTGTCCCCAACATATTCTGACCGTATCTTTATGGTCAACAACACCCAGAAGAACCAGATTGAGATCTATTACCCTGATCTGACATCTACTGGTTGGTGCAACAAGATGTTGTCCTGGAGATATGACTTGCAGGTGTGGAATGCTCCTAAGAGTATTGCCAATGCTTGCATGGGTACAGAAGGCCCCGTATTCGTGTCTGGAGCGTTCAAATACGCATCACGCACTGTTGTGTATGCCCAAGGCAATACAGCGTCTTCTAAGCCCATCCAGACCAACAGAACCAATGCTTTCCGTGGTTCTGCTATCCCTACCTTGTTTGAGCGTACCAATTTGGTCTTGCAGTCTGATAAGGGTCCGGTTCCTTATTCGTCAAAAGTTTATGTTCACCGAATGCTTCCTGAGATTGCAGGGAGTGGCAAGGTTGACATTACTGTTGGTGGTGCTAACTCCACTCAGCAAACACCTGTTTACGGGGCTTCTGGGACTGTTTCTGTTGACACAGACAATCCTTGGGTGACAACTCAGCAAAATGCTGTTCGGACTGTTTCCGTTAAAGTTGAATCTAATGATGCCACTGATGCTTGGAACATGACGGCATTGAACTGGCAAGCAACCATTGTTGAGGACGCTTTCTAATGCCATTCTTTCTTGACGGGAACCCAACTCCGGGAGAAATCTCGGAGGCTGTTAACTATGTCCTTGCGAACTTAAACGATACCGTTGTTGCTGATCAAGGGACAGGGCAAGTTGTTGGTCCGTCTGGTGAAGTTACAGGGTATTTGTACAAGTACATCTCAATCAAGTATGCCGACAGTTTTGATGGCACTTTAAACTTCTCCAATACCCCGACAAACAGACTGTATTACGGCATCCGTAACTCTGACAGTTCTGTTGAATCAACCAATCCTGTTGATTATGTTTGGAATACAGTAACTGGTGGATTTGGTACAACCAAGTTCCTGTACTACATCACTACGGGTGGTCGAACCATTCAATTTGCTGTTGCTACAGCAGTCCCAAATACTGGTTGGTTCATTGACCCAGGTACGGCCATTGATTTGGACTTCACCACAGCGTCTAGCTCTGTCGCCAACTTTGTTGTTATCCGTGCAGCAAACAACTCTGGTCCACCTACTGATGCTGAATGTATTGCTGCTATTGGAAGAACTCCAATATCTGGTGACCTTTGCACAATCAACTACAACAGTGGCATTGCGTCCATTGTCTACAAGTACACCACCGGATGGGCTGTTTTCCAAAAGTACATCACTGGTGACCTGATTGTTGCTAACAGTATTGTCGGTAATAACATTGCTGCCAACACGATCACTGCTGCAAACATTGCTGCCAGTACCATCACAGCCTCTCAGATTGCCGCAAATACCATTACAGGGTCAAACATTGCTGGCAATACGATTACGGCCTCAAACATTGCTGCAAACACCATTACAGCATCCCAGATTGCTGCTTCAACAATTTCTGCCGCTAACATGGCTGCAAACAGCATTACTGCTGGCAATGCCGCTATTGCTGATGCCGCAGTTACTAATGCAAAAATTGCTGATGCTGCGATTACAACTGCAAAAATTGGTAACGCTGAAATCACTACCGCAAAGATTGGCACTGCTCAAGTTGATACTTTGCAGATTGCTGGTCAAGCCGTAACAATTCCAATTAGTGCTTTTACAGTGGGTTCAATAGCTGCATTTAATAACCTAACAACCAGTTGGAAAACTGTTCAAGAAATAACTTTTACAGCAGACGGAAGTCCAATTTACATAACCACATCTGGTTCTGCGACTCAGGGTACTGCTGTTGGTATTGGTACATACAATGCCTCTTTTAGAATTTCAAGAGCACCAGCTTCAGGCGGTACACCAACTGGTTTAACAACAAACTCTGTTGGAAATCCGGCATTAAATATCACAGATAGCCCAACTCCCAATACTTACAATTATTTTCTTCAAATATTAAATCCATACGATACAAGTGGTGCTGGTGAAGTTACTCCAACTATTAGTAACAGATCAATGTACGCCTTGGAGACAAAGCGATGAACTATATTCTGTATAAATCAGATACTGGTGAAATTACAAGGAATATCTCTTGTCCAGAAAACATGATTGAAAGCCAGTTAAATGCTGGAGAGGGCTTCATTGAAGGCACTGCCAGCGATGAAACTCAATACATTTCTCAACAATCAATCGTAAATAAATCAGAAAAGCCAGATTGGTTTTATGACTACGATTATCAAACTCATTCTTGGGTTGTTAATGAGCCAAAATTAATATTGCAAATAATGCAAAAAAGAAGCAGTTTGCTGATTAATTCTGATTGGACACAGATTCCAAACGGTCCGTTAACTTCTGAGCAACAACAAGAGTGGGCTGTTTATCGCCAACAATTGCGGGACATAACATCACAATCAGGCTATCCGTTTAATGTTGTTTGGCCTACACAACCGGAGTAAGTAATGGGATCACCAGTAGCACAAGTAGTATCGTCTACTCAACCACAAGGCAAGGGGTTTGCATCTCCTGCTCAACCCAATGCTGTTGATGGAAAGTTTGCTGAAACGATGACTCCGGTTGATCAGTTGCAGCAGCCTCAAGGCAAAGGGTCCAATGTGACCTATCCTGGTCAAGGTGGTCAGCCCAAGATGGGTCAACCAAATATGTATCCCAATACTGTTGGACAGTGGGATAATGCGTCTATTCAATCTCAGCAGTCACGTAATAGTGGCGGGAAAGGCAAGGGCTAATTATGGGCGGCGGTAAATCTAGTAGCACACAAGCGGCGATACTAACTCCTGAACAAAAACGGGTTCTTGCCGTACAGACTGATGCGCTTGAAAACACGTTTATGCCAGCGTACCAAAAGACAGTTGGTATGGCTGGTGATGTCTATGGTCAGGTAAACCCTGCTGCAACAACTGCTGCTCAAACGGCAATGGATGTTTCTGGCCGTGCTGGTGCTTTGCAAGAGGCTGGTGGCGTTCAGTCGTATCTGACTGGTATGCAGGGCCTTACTAGCTTGTTTAGTCCTGAGTACAAGGAACAGCAAATCCAAGCATCGTTGCAACCTGCTCGTGAAGAGATTCGTGAACAGGTGGGTTCTCAGAACGCTATGTTTGGTGGTGCTGGTGGTGCTGGCTCTACCCGTGCTTTGTTGGCTCGGGAAAACCTGAAGCAACTTGGTGAACAGCGTATGGGTTCAGTTGCTGCCCAAACATCTGCTGGCATTGAAGAGCGCCGTCAACGGGCTTCCGAGTCCTTGCTGGGTGCTGGTCAAGCTGGTTTGTCTGCTGCTCAACAAGCTGCTGCTGGCCGTGTTAGCTTGGCTCAAACTCCACAAGATGTTTTGAGCAAGTACGCATCTATTGTTTACGGTACACCGCAAGCTTCTACAACGCCAAACTTTTCTGGTACTCAAGGTGCTACAGGGTCTAGCAAAGGCTTTGGGGTTCAAGCGCCTAAATGGGGTTAAACATGGCTCAATTTGGAATTAACTTTGGTGACCCAAAAGGGTTTACTGACTGGACTAAATATGCTGGGTTTGATGCAAATAAACCCATGATTGGAATTGCTCCTCCATCATCTGGTGGTATGGGTCCAATCTCTCCAACAATGACGCAAGTTGGTCAACGTGTTTCTGATGTTGGCACTCAGCTTGGTCAAGGAAACGTCATGGGTGCAATAAAAACCTTTCAAGGTGGTGCTGCTGTTGTTCCCGGTGTACCTGCTGTTTCTTCAAATAAGCCAATGCCTGTTGATAAAGACGGCGATGGGATGATCTCGGATTGGGAGGAATAATCATGGCCGAACCAGTAAAACCACCAGAAGCAGATTTGGGTTCTATCCAAATCATGGCTAGAGCCGTGTCTCCAAACTCCACAAGTGATGACCGAATTCAGACTGCCAACTTGGTGAACAAAAAGATCACCAACGACACAGAAGGCCACATCAACACGCAGACGCAATGGATGCCAATGATTGGCGCTTTGATTGGCGGCAATTTGAAAGAGGCGTACAACTACTACAACGGTGGTTCAACTCGTATTGAAGATGCCATTCATCCAACCCTTGGTCGTTTTCAGCGTGAATACAATTCTCGTGGTCCTACTGGTCGCATCTTTGACCAAAACGGTAAAGAACTAAATGCAGACACCATTAAGTCTTTGGACCAATCTGGTGGCTTGATTGGCAATTCAGACCGTACTGCTTTTGCTACTGGTGCTTATGCTGCTGCCAGTGAGAATCAAAAAGCATTTATGACTGGCTTGGCAAAGCCTATTGCTGACCAGTATGCAAAATCTGTGGCTACTGCTCAACAGGGTTCTGCCTTGCGTGATGCTCTTGAGACTCGCCGCCGCTTGGTTGCTGACAAGACAATGGCTCCAGTGCTTGAAGTTGTCTCAAAGCTTCCTGCTGTTGATAGACAAAAACTCTTTGGTTTTGTTTCTTCTCAGACTGGCAAGACTACAGGACAGACCAGTGAGCAAACAGGATCTGAATCTGCAAACGTCTTGCGTGGTTCAAACGTGCAAGGCACTGTAGGGGGCAAGGTTGGCATTGGTGCAGACACAATTGCTGTTCCTGGTGGTGGCGGTGTTCCCGGTGCTGTTGTTCCAAACATTGGCATTTCTGGTTCAAGAACTGCTGGTGGAATGACTCAAGCTGGTGCTACTGGCACTTCTGGTGTTTTGGCTGGAACTACTGCTGGCACATCAAGCAGCGTTCAGCAAAACGTCTTGAGTGAAATTTCCCGTATTACTCAGGGCGCTATCTCTACTCCTCAACAGTTTGCCTCCTTGCAATCATTGGTCCAGACATCTGATTTGTTAAGTAATGCCTTGGCAAGCATGAAGCCTGAAGACATGGCTCCGGGTGCTAAAGTTTTGGCTCCTGTTAACCCACTGTTGAACAGCAGGATGGATGTTGTTTCGCACGATATTGATTTCCAACGCAACAATGCTTTGAATGTTGCATGGAACAACTATCTTGCCAAGCAGATGCACTCAAACATTCGTAACATTAACCCTGAAGCCATTGGTGAGTTGCGAGATAAATTCTTAAGTACACAGACATTTAAGGCCATTAATCGCACATACGACTATGAGCTTGATCGTGCTAAAGGCAAGAAACCTGAACGTGAAGAAGGCGCTGTTTACGTTAACCGCAACAACCGTCTGCAAAAGTGGGTCAACGATGATTGGGAGGCAGTAAATGCTCGATGATATTGATTACAGTGACTTGACCTCTTCTGATACAGCAGAGGTTAAACCTGCAAAGAAGTCTACGATCAATGACCGTAGGATGTCTGCAAAGTCTCAAAACAAGCCAACTCCCAAACCAGTTGACACTGAGGCTTTGGCAAATAAAACTGCTCAACTTCAAGAGCAAATGGGCGCTCCTCAAATCAGTGATCCACTGGTTGAGTATGGATTCCCGGCACTTGGTGTTCTGGGTGGTCTTGCTACTGCATACGGTTTGTATCAAGCATCTAAAAACAGATCACAAGCTCCCGGACCTGTGCCTTCTACGACTCCTGCTGGACCAAATTACAACGCCTATAACTCTCCAGCTTATTTGCGTAACCCTCCTCAGGCTCCTGTGGCCCCTCAAGCTCCTGTGGCCCCTCAAGCACCAGTTGCCACTCAGGCTCCAGTTGTTTCTCAAGCCACTGTGGCCAATCCTTCAATTGCGCCAACAGCATTGCCACAACAAACAAACTTGACTCCTGAAGACCTTCAGGCTCGTGCTGATCTTTTGAAGACATCTCAACCTGTTGTGCCTCCTGCACCTGTTGCGCCTCAAGCCCCTGCTTATGTTGCACCAGTGCCTATGACTGATGCAGAGATCGCAGCCGCCTTCCGAGGTGAGCCGATCTCCACGCCTTTGTCATCTGCTCCTGTAGATGCTCCTGCTCCCAAGCCTAGTGCAGGTCCAGGATCTGCCGTTACAGAAACTGTTGTTGATGAAATCAAGGATTTGATGCATCAAGCTGACCAACCTGTTGCCCCTCCCGGTGAGTTGCGTACAGGCACTGGTAAACCTGCATTTGCTGGTCAAGGTCCAGAGGCTGCTTTGAACAAGAGCGGTCAGCCAAAGCTGAAACCTGAATATGCAGACATCAATGCTGTTCCTCGTGGGATGGCATTTGTTCCAGGCGCTCAATACATTGACACTCCCCGTCAGAATATTGGTCAGGCTGAGTACACCAAGGCATATACCAATCAACCCTTCCCGTTGACAAACGAGATGGCTATCCAAGAATCCAAGGACATCAATCGAATGTTGGGCAGGGCTACTCGTGCTGAAGCGGCTGCTGCTGGTCTTGCTCCTGCTGAGATTACTCCCGGCATCACCAAAAAAACCAGTGCTGGTACAAAGCCTGTACGGGTAGCAGGTACTTTGGGTGCTTTGATGGCTATCAGTGACCTTGCAAAGGCAGATTCTGGTGGTCAACGAGCTATGGCAGGGGCTAACTTGCTTGAAGCTGTCTTGCCCCCAGGCTTTATGATGGGTGGTGCTGGTGAAGGTTCTGGCAATGTTCCTAGCATGGATGCGGCTATGTTGTTGGGCAGTCCTTATGCTCAATCACCACAAGCCAAAAAGCTCCGCCAAGATCAAGAATATACTCGTAAAGTCGGTGCTGGTCGTGGCATCGCTCCTCCATCTGCCTATATGAGATAAATCATGGACAACCAACAACTTTTCAATGTCGTAGTATCCATTGCTGGGTTCTTGGCCGTATACGTGCTGAACAACCTCACACGGACGATCCAGAAGCTGGAAGACAAGATTAATGATCTTCCACATTCTTATGTCACAAAAGATGACTATCGTTCTGACATCAGTGAAATCAAATCAATTCTGAAACAGATCTTTGATAAGCTGGACGGCAAGGCTGATAAACCATGAAAGAATTTGTCGAGGCTTTTGTCTCGGCAATTCTGATTGTCGGCATCATTATCTGGACAGCCAAAGTTTTGGTTGAGGTTTTATGGACCCCCTAACGGCACTCGCTGCGGTATCTGCCGCAGTAAACCTTGTTAAGAAAGCTGTCAAGACTGTTGACGATGTTCGCAGTCTTGGTCCTGTCTTGGGCAAGTACTTTGATGCCAAGGCTGATGCTGTCAAGGTGCTTGAAGAGGCCAACAAGGGTGGCTTTGCTGGCTCCAACATGGGTAAGGCTGTTGAACTGGAACTGGCTATTGAGAATGCCCGTCAGTTTGAAGAACAGGTCAAGCAGTTGTTCTTCCCTCACAACATGGATGTGTGGGAGAAGATTGTCAGTCGCCGTAAGCAAATGGACGAGGATGACAAGGCACAGCGTAGAAGGGCTGCTGATGCTGCTGTCCAACTGCGTAAGAAGCGCAAGGCTGCATTTGAATTGTGGACCGCTATCGCATTGGCGTTGTTTGTCTTTGTCATCCTGATGTGGGTTGGCCTTGAGATCGTCTACTACTGCCGAGAGGTCAAATGTGGCCGATGAAAATCTAAACGCAAACTCTACGCTTGACAAGATTCTGGGGTATGTTGACTCCCCATTTAAGTTGTTTGCAATCCTCATCATGGGTGTTGTAGCTTTTGCTGGCTATTTCCTTTGGCAGAACCAAGAGTTTATGTTTGATGCCTACAAGGAATCTAAGAAGCTGCCAGAGATCAACACCAGCAGGTCAGACGAAACAGCAGCCATGTTGTTTAAGAAAACTGGGGCAACTGTTGTGGCCGTGTTTAAGGTCAACCCTTTGTTCAACAGTCGCGTGCTTTACAAGGCATATACCAAGGATGGTAGGGACAAGAGCATTGAGGACATTGATGTCGGTTTGTTCTCACAAAACACTGGCAACAACAACGATGTGATTGCCTTGATGACCAACCAGATTCCTTGTAGTGAGTACCGCTACGCTCAGTCTGAAGTTGGTCTGTGGTACATCGAAAAGGGTGTGACCTTTACTTGCCGTGTGAGTGTTCCACCTGACAGCCATCGATTTGTTGGGCAAGTCACTGTGGGCTGGTCACAGCAACCAGAGAACATTGAGCAAGTGAAATTCATGCTGGAGATCGCCAGCGCCATGTTGACAAAAAGAGGTAACTGATGAACGAGCTACTTGCAGGACTTTTGAAGAACGTCGCCCCCGGTTTGGCAACGGTTGTTGCTGGCCCTCTGGGTGGCATGGCAGTTAAGGCAATCGCTGAAAAGCTGGGCGTTGAGGATACTGTCGAGTCAGTCACGCAGGCTATCCAAGCAGACCCTGAAGCGGCTGCAAAACTTGCGGAGATCGACTTGAAGCAATTTGAAGCCGAGGTCAAAGACCGTGACGGCGCTCGGGCCATGCAGATCGTTGCGCTGCAACAAGACGATTGGCTTGCAAAAAACTTCATCTACCTTTTCACTGCTGTCTGGTCCGTGTTTGCCATGATGTACTTTGCGTTCGTCACCTTTGGTACTGTGCCTGAGAGCGGTGTCCGAATGGCCGATACCATTCTCGGGGTCTTAATTGGCACTGTGCTGACCGGCTTCTTTAACTTCTTCTTTGGCTCCAGCAAGTCCAGCAAGGACAAGACCGAAGCTCTTATGAAAGGCATGAAATGATTACCGCCGAGCAACTCAAAGAACTGCACATCGCTGAGGACTGGCTGGAGTCTTTGAATGAGGCCATGCAGCGTTACGAGATCAATACTCCTTTGAGGATGGCTGCTTTCATTGGTCAGTGTGCCCATGAATCTGGCAACTTCAAGACCCTGCAAGAGAACCTGAATTACTCTGCTGAAGGTCTGTGCCGTGTGTGGCCTTCACGCTTTCCAAACTTGGAAGCTGCTCAACCGTATCACCGCAACCCTGACAAGATTGCCAACAAGGTCTATGGTGGCCGTATGGGCAACGGTACTGAAGAAACAGGTGATGGCAGCCTATACAAGGGCCGTGGCTTGATTCAATTGACAGGCAAGGACAACTACACCCTGTGCGGTGATGCTCTTGCTGTTGACTTTATCCATTCCCCTGACCTGATTCTTGCTCCAAAGTATGCAGCACTTTCAGCAGCGTGGTTCTGGAATAAGCGAGGTCTTAACAAAGAGGCAGATGCAAAAGACTATACCGCCATGACTAAGAAGATCAATGGCGGTGTGATAGGTTTGGATGACCGTATCAAGCATATCAAGCACGTTTTGGACGTTCTAGAAGGCTGATTGGCGTGTATACGCAAGCCTCTGAGCTGCTGGACTCCACACTGAAAATAGACTGACCATAAGGATTGTTCACCTGTTCAGGGTGATGAAACCATCTACGGCAGTTCTTGCAGTGTGAGTCTGGTAACTCTGGCTTACACCTGCTGTAATCAAACGGCAGTGGAGTCATTCTGCTGCCTCGTAAGTCATCTCAAAGATGTCGGGCTTGCATGGGTATTGCTCACCCTTCACGCCTGTGATTATCCAGTCGCCCTCGGACACTTGGTGACAGCCCTCCAGCGTTTCGATTGCATATCCAGTTGGTGATGAGGAATCTCTGTAAACACCATAAGGCCAACCGTCTGGTGTGTTAATCACAAACTGCGAGGCTTCAATAACTACGGGTTTTTTACGAAACTTCATTTTTATACTCCAACTCAAGCAGCAGTTCTAGATAGTGGATTGCCTTCTTGATGTCGGCTGCACCATTTTTATCTTTATGACGGGTAACGTACTTGATGACGTTCCCCTCACAAAAACCCAGATTGTTGGCGTGAATGTAGACGATAGGCTGGATGCCTTTGTCTTTGTAGTGACTGCCAGAGACTTGTTTTTCAAGGGCAGACACATAAACAGTTTCAACTGGTAGTGCTGTTGTTGTCTCAAAGCATCGCCCAATATTGGCGCAATGTGTTGGTGACTTGCATTTTAGACAAGACATCACGCCTCCTTTACAAAGATGCCTTCTGGAGTCAGATAACCCTTGCGGTCTTTAATCTGCTCATAGGCGTGATTAAAACAGCTCACAAGGTCCAAATCAGCAGTGGCGCAACCCATGACAAGGGTAACGAGAATATCGCCGTATGCATCGATCATGGCATCTCTGTCATTTGCCTCAATTGCATCAAACAACTCTTGCACTTCTTCAAGTGTTTTCTTGGCCTGTGCTTTGGGGTTGCTGTTTTGAACAATGCCTCTGGCTTCACCCCATTGGATGACCTTCATTTCTACGTTTGCAAAACTCATTGCATTTCCTTTAAATAAAGATCAGGTACTCGCTGCGTCTGTTTGCATATGACGACCACCTCAATTGAAGTGGCACTAACAGCATCCGCTTTCCCCGATAAACTAATTAAGCCACAGCCAAAAGCCGTGAAGGATTCCTATGGGAAAAAATATTGCACCTGCTAACAGGAACCCCCATAAACCATCACTGAAGCATGTGAAGATGTGAGTTAACCATGCAAAAAAGCAAGCCATGCCAATAATCAATCCCATAGCAATTCCTTAAAAGTCCAAGTCATCAAAGTCTTGAGCTTTGGCTTTTGATGTTGGTTGGCTGGATTGCCGTGTCTGTTCTTTAAGACGCACTGACAGACTGATGAAGCCTGTACCTGCTTTGCTCTGCTTTTTCCAGCCAGAGATCCAGTATTCAGTCCCATCGATGTTGATAGAACCGCTCATGTCGGGGTGCTTTTCTTCCGTTTTCTTGTCGTTTTTGAACAAGGAACCACGGTTTGTATTGTCGAATTCAGCCATTATTTATCCTTTTGCATTTTTGAGTGCAGAACGCACGGTGGAAGACATTTGGTTTGCCAACCAGACACGCTGATCGGCCTCCAATGCCTGTTCGTCAATCATGGCAAGCGCTTCTTTTGCTTTACCCTGGTCAACCAACTCTGTTGCTCCTGCTGCCAAGTCAGTCAGGAATTCTTTAATGTCTTGTGGAAGGTCATCACCAATGCCACCACGGGGTGTAACTACTGGAGCCATTCCTTTTTTCTTGGCCCCCTCCTCTGTTAATTGGGGGGAAGAGTCCAAGGCATCGTGTTCAACAATTTCAAGCGCTGCAACCCACAAATACCTGCGGAGGTAGGTCTGTACTGCCCCAAGGTTTTGAACCTCGTGACAGCCCTTTAAAGCCGCTGTAGACATGGGACTGCTAATGACAATCCGATCCTCTGGCTTGTAAACGTCAATGATGGTCATAGATGCTTCTTCTTTGCCAAAACTTATGACTCCTACTAAGCCATGATCCGCAAAAATTTGCAAAGCAGGGATCAAAAAATCACCCAACTCAAAATAGTAGTAGTTGGAAAACTTGTTGTGACCCGTCTTCTTGAGTTTAGTTTTATGAAAGTCACCACGAGCAGCATTTAGTTTTTGATAAACATTCATGATTTGTTTCCGTTAGCCAAGTCGTATTCATCTTGAATGATGTCTTTTTGGGTGTCATCATCAAGGTCTTCAAAGCTGATGAAGTGGTTCTCACCACAGCACGAGCGCTTGTCATTGCGTGGCTCCATGCAGTAAGGGCAGTACTCAACACCCTTGAGATCTTCTTTGGCTTGTTCTAAAAAGTCTTTCATGATTTCTCCAATACAAAAACTCGACCTGTTGTTTTGGTGTAGTTGCTTTGGACCTTGACAGTCCAATTCAATTCATTACGCCGGATGTAGTCACGCAATGCTTGACCAACCTTGTCACAGTCTTGAGGCAAGCAAGACAATGACTTGCCAATATCAAGTTGGGAAAAAAGTCCCTCGTACTTGAAGCTGACAGGCTTGCGTTTCTTGGGCTTGTCGTTTGTTACCTTGATGGTAGAGACATCAATCTGGGCAACTGGTTTGAATGGGTTACGACCCACAAACGATGTTTTGATGACGTTGTTCATACTCGTTGCACCTTCTTTGCCAGAAGCCATTTGTCGCCCAGGTAGCGAATTGATCTGATCCATTGACGGCAGTTGTGACGCTGTATGTGCGTTGGCACACCATCAACACAATACATTTGACGGACCTTAGTAAGAGCTTGCGTGTTCATTGATTTCCTTTCGTTGAGCAAGGGAGGTGACTGTAACTTGTATTTTTAAAATAAAACATAGGGGTTTGCCCTAGTTGTTTGTTCATCTTTTTTTGTTAGGCTCACCGTATGAGCCACCCTGACACTATTGAAGAAGCCTTGGCGTTTGACATGATCATTCTTGCCACTGACCGACTATCTATGCACCTGAACGAGGAAGACTGGGAAGCAGCCATCGTTGGTGCTTTAATTAAAGCCGTTGAAATTGCAAGTTATCGAAAGGTAAAACCCATCCATGAAATCTACGAAACCAAGTCCGTTTGATTGGGCAGCAAAGAAGCCCACACTGTTCACCAGTGCCGAAAGAGCATCTATGAACAGTTTTGCTGTTGCCAAAAGCATGGACCGTAAAACCACCCACTACTACTCAAAGGCAAAACCAAATGCAAAATGACTTCCAATATGATGCTCCCCGTGCTGGTCTGACACCAGAGCCTGATGGGTCTTACCTTGTTGACCAACAAAAGGCTGCCTTACTGGATGCTTACTATGATCGTAAAGAGCGTCAGCGTGAGTTTGATGAAGGTTGGAGTGACTTATGACTAACAACACAGGTGGGCCAGCGTTTCCGCACATTGACAGTGGCTGGGGACGCTTTGAAGAAGGCATGACTTTGCGCGACTACTTTGCAGCCAAGGCGATGGCGGCAGACATGACTGATGGCATACATGAAAATGATTTTGCTTGGGCTGCTGCAAGGGCATACAAAGTGGCCGATGCCATGCTGAAAGCGAGGGAAGCATGAGCAAAGGTTCAAGCCCTCGTCCTTTTGAGGTTGATCACAAAATATATGCAAACAACTTTGACGCCATCTTTGGTAAGAAGTTAAAGTGTCCTGTATGTGCCTCTGACAAGTGCCAGGAGAAGCATTTCAAGGACTACGAGAAATGGCATTCCCATAAGAAGTGCGACTCTTGCAACTTCATTTGGGATCGTTCATAATGTTTTGAAACCCCGGATAGGTCGGACTAATTACCCGACTGACAAGTGCTGACCCCCACTTCCGGTGAGTTTCTTTTAGGGGTTCAACTTGGGGTAAAACCATGCACACCTTTGATCCGGTGGATGCCGTGCAATATGGCATTCTTGAAGCAGTATTGCTTGCCAACATACGTTGGTGGGTAGCAAAAAACAAAGCAAACGGTCGCCATCTACATGATGGGCGGTATTGGACTTACAACAGTGCCAAGGCCTTTACCAAACTTTTCCCGTATGCGTCACAACAGCAAATACAACGAGCTTTAAAGCGTTTGGAAGATGCTGGAATGATGAAAATTGGCAACTACAACGCCAACCCCTACGACCATACGAAGTGGTATTCAGTAGAAATTATCGATTCATCAAATTTGATCAATCGGGAAGTTAAATCTGATCAACCATCTAATACATATATAAACACAGATACTATTGTTGGACAGGGTAATCCCTTATTCGATACGTTCTGGAAAGCCTATCCCAAGAAGACCAACAAAGAATTTGCCAAACGGGTCTTTGCAAAGCTTAAGGTTGACCAAGAGTTGCTAGACAAGATCCTACGATCACTGAGCATCCAAACCCGTACCATCTGGAAAGACAAGGATGTCCAATACATCCCACACCCCAGTACTTGGCTAAACGGTAAGCGCTGGGAAGATGAAATTGCCGCTCCTCCTATGACAGCAGCAGAAAAAATGAAAAGGATGGCAAATGCTCGGCCATGAACCTTTGATCAAAATGCGGATGTCTGGGAAAGCACCCCAGTACATCTCCATTGAAGACCACAAGTCCCTCAATGCCCATGAGTGGCATGAGTGGAATGACTCACCAACCATCTGTGTGGTCAAGGATGACCTTCATACCCTTGACCTACGGTTTGTCATTGGCTTAACAGTATTCTTGACAAGCTTTGATGAGCGTAGAGCCAAGGCAATCCACCAAAAGCTCATTGATTGCAAAGCAAGGGTAATCACCAGTTCCGTTCTTTTGCTTGGACAACCATACTTCAAGCAGACCGGATGGTCACAAACTTACATTGGAAAATGAAATGGCACTTGTAATAACTCCAGACACAATTGACTTCACCAAGTACCTCAAAGAAACCGACAACCAAACCAAGGTCAAGAAGGCATCAGACTACATTGATTACATCAAAGACAGACTGAGAACCAAGAAGGACCAGAAGGTTTCCTACTTACCCTGGGACCACACCAAGGAAAACTTTGAGTTCAGAAAGGGTGAAGTAACCCTGTGGTCAGGACAGAACGGTCACGGTAAGTCCCTGATGACCTCCCAGATTGCCTTATCCCTGATCGGCCAAGGTGAGAAGGTCTGCATTGCGTCTTTTGAGATGAAGCCACCAGTCACCCTACAGCGTATGGCACGTATGTGGATTGGGTGTAACCCTTTCATGCCTGAGTTCCAGGGTGACAAAGGCATTGAAGCTTTAGACGATATGTACGACCAGTTTGGCACATGGACCGATGGAACAATGTGGCTTTACGACCAAACAGGAACAGCAGATGCCCAAACCGTTATTGGGATGGCTAGGTACTGTGCCAAAGAACTTGGCATCAACCACATCTTCATTGATAACCTTGCCAAATGCGTTAAGAGTGAAGACGACTACAACGGTCAAAAGGTCTTTGTTGACGAGTTGACCAGTATTGCCCGTGATTACGACATTCACATCCACCTTGTCCACCACCTGAAGAAACCAGCCAACGAATACTCCATGCCTGACAAGCATGACAACAAAGGCTCGGGTGCTATCACCGATCAAGTTGATAACGTGATGCTGGTTTGGCGTAACAAGTCCAAAGAGGATGACATCAAGACTGAAGGCAGCTTTGCCAAGTCTGCTGAAGACCCTGACCACTACCTTCTTTGCCGTAAACAACGCAACTACGAAGGATCGGTTGAGGGTGAACCAACCATCAAGTTGTGGTTTCACAGGGATGCCCAACAGTACATTGGTCAACCCAAAGACAGACCCATGTGGTTTGTCAACTATCCCCATCTGGCGACATGAACCCTCAAGAAGAGATTGCCAGAGCCAGAGAGATATGGAGAACTCACGAAACCTTGCAAGACAGAGAAAACACTCTGAAGCTTATCAAGGGATCAATCAAGTGGCACAAACCCGATGCCGTCAGACGAATACACGCCTACTTCAAAGAATTTATGGAAGGAAAACGAGAATGAAAAAGACACTATGGCCTTTCCCTATCCGTAACGGTCACCCCGTTAAGCCAGAGGAAATCCCCTTCACACCGGAGCCAGCACCGTGGTAATGCACATCACTTTTCAAGTTGAAGCCACACCTGTTGGCAAAGGTAGACCCAAGTTTGCCCGTAGAGGCAACTTTGTCTCCACCTACACACCCACCAAGACCCGTGACTACGAAGATCTGATCCGTGAAGCTGCCAAACAAGCAATGGGAAGCAACGAGCCATTAAAAACGCCTGTAGCAGCTTATATCTACATCACAGTACCTATCCCTCAGTCATACCCCAAAAAGCGCTTTAAAGCCTGTTTAGAGGGCTTTGAGAGGCCATGCAAGAAGCCTGACATCGATAACATCTTAAAAGCCTACTTAGATGCCATGAATGGGATTGTTTATGACGATGACACCCAGGTTGTTTCATTGCACAGCACAAAGGTGTATGGGACTGTGGGTTTGGTAGAGGTGTTGGTCAAAGAAGATATGGACTAAGGGTAAGTCCCTATACAAATTCAAGTGAATCAAATGAATAATTGGCTTGCCAATGACGGCATCAAAGGAAATGCAATGAAAGTCAAAACCACAATCCACATTTATCACGCCCAATATTCTTGGGAAAAAGAAGCCAAATTTCAGGTCTATTCCTTAAAAATAGATGACACCGAGCATATGACATATGTCGGTACTCAAGAGATTGAGATTGAAGTGCCTGACAGTTATGACCCAAGGGCGCAGAAGATTGAAGCTCTTGAAAAGCACAAGAAAAAAGTCATGGCTGACTATCAAAAGACAGTCAATGAGATCAATGAGCGGATCTCCAAACTTCAAGCCATTGAGTACACAGCATGACCAAAGCCAAAGCAGCAATAAACGCCATCAAGCAAGCTTGTTCAGCACCTGTGCAGGAGCCTGTGGAGTTCTTTGACTGGTACGACAACGCGCATTGGGGCAACGAAGACTTTAAAGAGGGTTGCCACAGATCGTGGAATGCCGCAATCAAATACACCACCCCACCCGCAGCACCTGTGCAGGAGCCTGTTTGCGACAAAGACCCTCAAGGGTGTTGGAATGTGCGTTGCCAACTTGGAAAGAAGTGCAAGAACACTCAACCCGAAACACCTGTACCAAAAGGTATGGTGTTGCTGCCAAAGCGCATGACGCAAGCGATGCGCGATGTGACCGATCAAGAAGACTGGACGTGGGAAGACTTACTCGCAGCAGCCGATGCGATCACAGAAGACGAATACGCCGAGATTGCAGCACAGCGGCAATGGGTTGGGCTGACGGATGAGGAAATACATGAACTTTGGTACAAGGTGAAAGGCGAAGCCGAACCATTTGCCCGAGCCATCGAAGCCAAACTCAAGGAAAACACATGACCGCCATACTTGAATTTCTCAAGCGTTGGTTCACTCCTGTACCAAAAGCAGTCACTGACGAACACTGTCCTTGGTGTGAAGGCTTAGGCTATGACAGCAGCGGGTGGACTTGCACTTGTTTGAGGGAGAAGAAATGACTGACCATCAATTCCTTGTTTTAGCTGGTTGCATCTGGATTGCGCCGCATATGTCAAAAGGGTTTGGGTTTTACGGAAGCAGCGCAATTTTTATTGTGGCATTTGCAATTAAATTGGGGTTGATATGAGAGACACGATAGACATAGCCCGTGAGGCTGGGTGGAAAGACCTGCGTGACTATGACTCAGAAATGCGAAATGACTTTTTCATGGGCAATACAGATTCCCTCAAAACCTTTGAAGCCCTTGTTCGTGCTGATGAGCGTAACCGCACATGGACACAAGAGCATTGGACTGAGTACGAGCGCAGCATTGCAGCAGCCGAGCGAGAGGCGTGTGCGAAGGTGTGTGATGACCGCGCTTTTCAATTCTTTTCAGAGTCCCCTTTTTTTGCAGAGATGCACGGACTTGCTGACGCCATCCGAGCAAGATCAAAGGATGAAAAATGATTACCCAAACAGAACTGAAAAACTTGTTTGACTACGTTGATGGGAACCTTGTTGCAAAAACAAACGCCAATAAACGAAAAGCTGGCGATGTTT